CCAAACCTCGAAAGGTTAGTTAACTCATAGTCGCGTATCTGTTGAACTCGCACTTGTTTGTTTAACGTGTCGATAAAATGTTGAGTAAGGCGCTGCATTGGCTTAATTGAATTAGCATAGAAGTCATCAACTTCCCACTCTTCAAAGTTAGCATGAGTAAGAAAGAATAAACGCAAATCACTCACGCGCTCGAACTCGTCTACATCTTCGTTAAATCTTTCGCTGAATATTTCAAGCAAATAAACCAAAGGTGTTTTCTGTGTATCAAATTGCCTTTTAGTTAAAGTAATGTTGGTTTCTTTAACCGTTCCATGAAAAAAGTGAACCGTTGGCAACGTGAATGAACTAACCACGATAGCACTCGCACCTATTAACGTAATTACACAGCCCGAAATCGAACTTACGGTGTAATCGTTGCCACCTATTGAAAGTACAATACTTGGTTGAATCCATTTTATATCATCAACGGTTATTTCTTGAATTCCAGCGTTACCATTATGTCTTATTTCGCCCATACGCGCTGCATTCTCTCCCGTCATCACCGCGCTTACATCGGCAGTAGCCTTAGCCACTCCACTTTGTGAGTGATGCGATTGAGTTCCCTGAACATAAAGACAATAGATAATACCTTTTAATATTTCCTTCATTCCTCTGCTCTCGTATATTCTACCCGATACCCAATTTTGCCCGTTTAAATATACGCCCGTTTCAATTCCATTTACTTGAATGGCTAAAGGATTGTAGATTGCTAAGTATCTTGCACCAACTGGCACGTTATTTACTACCGTAGCGATAAACAAATCACCAAGCGTTAAGCCTAATAATTTGCGTATATAAGTCTTTTCAAACTCATCAATATAGGCTTGCAATATTGGAGTCGTGTATGTTGTTTGAGCGATGTAATAAAGACCCGTAAAGTCAGTTGTTTTAACTAAAATTGATGCCATAATTTATACTTTATCTATTAAAAAAAAGGTGGGTTTTTTACCGCCCACCCCAAACAAAACAAACAAACAAAAGTTTTTTTTAGATTATTTCAGCAATACCTTTCGCTACTAACAACGAAGCAATATCACCGCTTTCTTTATACACTTCACCTTTTTTAAGGTGTTGAGTATCTTTGATTATTTTAATTGATACGTTGCCAGCAATAGCAGCAACTTGTTCAACTTCAATAACCTCTACTTCTTTTACTTTCTTAGCCATTTTTATAGTTTTAAAATTAAAGGGGAGAGCCTGAACCCTCCCCCATTAACTATGCGTTTAACGCAGTTTTTGCAGTTGAGAAAGAACCAGTTACCAAAGCAGCAGTTCTGTTAGATGGAATGTAGCAAACCAATCTCATTTCTGCTAAGATAGTAATCAAGTTTTTAGTGAAGTCGTCCGCGTCATGACCCATTGAAATGGTAGCATCTTGACGCATTCTAACATTTACTTGGTTGAAATCACCTAGTAAGAAAGTACCAGCAGTTACACCAGTATTTTTAATTACAGGGATGCCAGCGAAAGTAGTGATACCGTTGTTTACCACGAATAAAGATGGTGCAACATATCCATTATCAGTCGCTTTAGTCAACTCCATGAACGTAGCATCTGTTGGGTGTAACACGATTGCGCTAGGCAAGTAGTTAGCAGCCTCCACTTGGTTGATTGCAGTACGCAATACATCGAAGTTATTAGCAGAAGTACCGAAAGTGCCAGCAAATGAACCAGCAGCATAGGTAGTTGCTTGAGTGATGATACCATTCAAGTTCGGTGTTGTACCGTTACCACTTAATACACCAGCATCAGCTTTCAATGCGATAAGTTCAATTAAGTTATTTCTGATTTCAGCTTCCATGAAAGCTACGTCATCTAACATCTCCATTGATACTTTAGTGTAAGCCGTTACTTTTTCAACCTTAGCCGATTTTTCATTAACGTCGAAATCTTCTTGAGTTTTAGCTGAACCCTCAGAAGTCATACCAGCAGTGCCTGGGTCGTTGTTAGCCATCTCAGCCCATTGAACGTACATTTTATCTGTTCTACCGAAGTTGGTAAGGTCGATAATAAATGGTCTGCGTCTTTGAGTTCTTACCAAACCAGTTGAGAAAGAAGCTAATTCATAAGGAATAGAAGAAGTACCAACTGCATCGATGTTAGCAGTAGTCATAGTGCCAGCAGCTTTAACTTCCATTGAAGCGCTAAAACCTTTTTTCTTCATTTTGTCCTTACCGTTTTCTTTCAACATCTCTTTGTAAGAATCAACAAATAAGTCAGCAAGTGATTTGTAAGATTCTGCTTTAACAGATGCCGCTTCGTTAGCCGCTTTTAATTTTACAATCTCTCCATTTACTTCGTTTTTCAATTCTTCTTTAGCAGCTTTTACAGCTTCTAATTCAGATTTCAAAGATGTAATTTCATCTTGTGATGCTTGTTTAACTGCATCTAGTTTTTTGCCTACTTCGGCATTGATTGCGTCAACTAACGCTTTTTCATTCGCTTCCATTTTTAGAAATTTAGATTTTTAATTATTTCACTTACATTTATAGTTTTCATTTTTTCGCTTGGCTTCGCTTCATTCGGCACTTCTTTTGAAAGTGTGGACTTATCAAATACTTCGGCTACTTCAATCTCTTTTAATATTTGCTTGAATTGTTTTATTTGCAACTCAAACGTGCTTAACATCTCATCGCTTTGCATACCGTTTTTAACGGTGCTTTCAAGCTGGTTAAGTTTACTTACTAAGGCTAATGTAATTGATTCTTTGTTACCACTTTTAACCCCTAAGAATGGAGTTAATGAGTTTGCCCCGAAAGCAACTGTTGAACCTTCAAATAGATTTATTTCTTTAACTAGGTATAAGTAACCGTATTTTTCTGCTTCCTCTGGATTCACCAATTTACTTACTACCTCATTCCATGCAACAGGATTCTTTTCCGCTTCAATTAATGAAAGTTGATTGTATTTAAAGCCTATTGAATGATTATCGTAGATGCCCTCTTTGTAATTGATAAGAGTATCATTTCCCAAAGTAGTGTTGGCTATCTTAGATTCAAAATAAATACCAGTAATACCATTCTTAGTCGTTTCTTCAAGTACTTGTAACTTACCAACTAATGTAGTTAAGTCGTGATTCAAAGCGTGTTTAATCTTTGCAACCGCATTGCTATTCACGCCACGCTCATCTATCGACTTCTTAGCAGCGCCCATTATCAACACGTCTTTGTCTGAATCGAAGAAGTTATAAGAATTAAAGAAACCCGTAACAATACGCGAAGATGTACTAACATCTATAATATTAGCATCGGCTGACTTAACAGAATAATGAGCCGACTTCTTTTCGGCTTCACTAATGATATGTTTATTTTCTTCGCTCATGTTTTCTTTTCAAAATTAAGTAGTAAAACTATTGCCAAATTTTTATTTTAATTGATGTACTTTTTAGCATCTTCTAAATCGCACTCCATAACATCGCTAAGAATACTTATCGCAACCTCTCTGCTTATCTCTCCATTCTTAACTGCACCGTTCAAAGTGATTATAGTATTTACATTTATGCTATTCTTTTCCGCTTCTGTCTTCTCCGCTTGCTCTTCCATTTGTTTATCTTCTTGCAATACTGGTACATGGTCGTAAGAAGCCTCTAAGTAAAGACCTTGTTTAAATAGTCCAAGCGCGTTATTCAAAGTGTTAATAAAGTCATCTGCTTGAGGTTGTATAGTATTTTGATATGTTGCCTTTAGTCCGTTATTTTTATTCTCAAATGTCGCCCCCTTCGTGCTTGGGAATAAATCCCTATCAGCACCGTAAGCTGCGCAAATGCTTTGAAAGTCGCTCTCTATACACTCCAACAGCATGAGGTCCTTCATTGGAAAACTCATCGGCTGCCATTTCAAAGAACTATTAGTTATAATCTTTCTTTTTTGCCCGTCAAATATTCCGTAGGTACGCTGCATTTCTTTTTCGATACGCTCACGCTCTTCTTTACCTAATGGTATCGCGCCACCATCGGAATTAGTTTCATTGCTCAATATACCTTCTGCGCCTCGCTCAACTATCAATACATTCTCACTTTTTAACGCCCCAACGATATTTGATAAAGGCAACTGCAAAGCATCAACCTTACTAATTGAAGTAATCAAATTACCTCCTACGCCTTCATTCTTGTATATCATATCGCTTGGCGCAACATTAATATACGTCGATTGGTCGTACACTTTGTATGACTTAATGATGCCATCAATAGTAGTTTGACTGTATAGTTTACCCGTTGGCACTACCTCAACATCGCTAGGTAGTAAGTTCCACATTAGCGAAGGTAAAGCGCTAGGCAAGCCTTTTATTTGATAGATGAAAGCATTTCCGAACACTGACTTAAAAACGTAGTACTCATATAAGAACTCTTCAAATGAGCGTAAAGGGTTTGGTCTTTTTAATAGGTCTAGTACTGGATGGCTCTCAATCTCTTCACCCGTCTTTTTATCGTACAAATTAATCTCCATATTCTTGAACATATCGGCAAGTTGGTTAACTACCGATTGAAAGTGAGGAATAGTATTGTATACCTGTAATTTGTTCTGTGTATCAATTAGAATGGGGTTCTTACGGTCGTATATCGATTGAGTGAACATACCATTAACGGTATTGATGCCGAATATCTTAGCGACTAAATTAGATACGTAACTCATGGAATATTTTTTTTAAAATTAACCATTAAATTAATTGCCAAATTTTATTCTAATACGTGGGGGAGAAAGACTTGAATGAACTTAGCCAAACCAGCCATTGCATCGGGCGCGTCGTCGTGTTTGCTTTTACCGTCTTTCTTATACTCGTATATCTGCTGCATCATTGCCCTATATTCATCGCTTTGGTTTTCGGGGTTAACGTATAAGAACTTATTTTTGAGTAGGTGGTAACTCATTAAAATTCGCGTGTGCTTGTTTTGGGTATTCTTTACCATTAGCACCTTATCTTCTTGCACCGATTGACGAAGTAAGCGAATAAAGCCACTCCCTTGATTGTTACCCTCTATACGTGTATAGTCAACATTCAACTCCTTTATCTTAGCTGCAACCATTGGACAAGTAATGTCAATTGTGTCCTGAGTGAAGATAGCATCGGTAATATAGATTTGTTTTCCGTATATCTTAG